TACTTGTTGAATTGGCTGCTTTGTGGTAAATCGGTCAAATAATCCCATTAGCACATAATATACCATAAATACAAATTATCCGACTTGAATGTCTACCTCTGTTTCAACTTGTGTCGCAAAATATGAAGCGAGAGCTGATGCCACACTTGCGCAGACTGCGACCCTGCTCGCCCTTCTTCCTATAATCCACGAACCATCACCATAAGGTAATTTTGCAGCTGATAATGTTTGTTGAGTTAATTCTTCTTGCCCACCATGCTGTAAGCGATGGCTATTTATGGCTCCAAGCCACCGATCACAACTTTCTGCATAAATGGCACCATCCATGTCAGTAATTGGAATTCCTGCTGGAACAAGGCGACTTGCAACAGCTTGAGCGGTTCTCTTGGAATAAGCAACAGTTTGAACATTGTATCTTCGAACATAAGGAGCAATATCATTTGCTACTGCTAGATCGTTAATTGAATAATCGTTTGACCAAGTATGAAGTAAAACTAAATTAAACTTTTCGCCAGAAAGTTTTTGAGTTGCAACGAGAGCAGCAAATTTCCTGTCAGGACTAAGATCTAAACCAAACCAAGTTTCTTTTTCAGGATCTAAAGGTATTGGATCAACTTTACACAATTCCCACTTTTGAGCATCAATTGCAGAATTGATTGTATCTACCCATTGACATAAAACTTCGGTTCGCACAATATCTGGAGGATCATTGATTACAGCTTTAATGTTATCTGGATGAATTGTTATACCAAGCGAAGGGTTGGCTTGAGCGAAGGCTTTCCAGTTAATCTCACCTGACGGAAGGGTAATCGGTGCATCTGGTTCGGCACTCCATTCAAACCAACCGATCGTGTCGGAGGGGTTCACGCTGGCTGCGATAGCGCGTTCCCTAAGTTTGTTTAGAATTACAGAATGTTGATCTCCAGCATTTGAATAAATCCAAACCTGTGGGTTTTTTGAAGCCATCATTGTATATCTCATAGATGACCAAGCATCTTCATCTTTGTATTCTCGTAACTCATCAAGATGAATGCTAGATGGCGCGGAAATTCCTCTCGAAGCATTATTAGCAGCTTTAACTACAAACCTTCGATTACCTTTAAGTTCCATTTCTTCGGCACCATGTTGCCATCGGATTTTCTTAACCTCTGATGCAAGTTTGTCATTAGATTCTATTATCGCAACCATTTGTCTAAAAGTTTCAAGGGATGTAGTTAATCGATGAGCTGATGACAACTGTAGATTTTCGCCCCATACAAACATGCCAGTTAAAACACGAAGCATCATAAATGTAGACTTTCCCGATTGCCTTGCAATTACCAATCCACATTCTGAGTGATGGTATCTCCCATCTGGCTTAACCTTATGACCATGAATTGCAACAAATTCTTGCCAAGGCATCAACGGCATACCGATTTCTTTAGCGAACTCAATCATTTCATGACCTTTAGACGGCAAATCGTTCAATTGTGAGTGAATACGAGGAGTTTGCACACCTCCTATTGTCGATTCATCCTGATCTAAAAAGATCTCTCCCGTTATTAAATTAATCAAATCGATCCAGTCTGATCGTGGGCGATCGAGCTGTTTTGTGGGTTAGAAAGGGAAAGGGGGGTCGGTGGTGTCCTATCGCGTGCAAAAAAACGCCCACCTTTTGCTAAATTACATCTACGGCAGCTTGAAACGAGATTATCGTCGCTATCTAATCCTCCGAGCCTTCGAGGTATTACATGATCGACAGTTGTAGCTTCTTGATTACAGTATTGGCAGATGAACTGATCACGCCTTAAGATCCTGCTGCGAATCGAACGCCATTGCCTAGTAGAACCTGTATCTCTTAATGAACTCTTACTCAATACCATCCCTTAATCTTATGATGCTGCAAAGCATTACATGGATTAGAGTATCGCTTCTCAATGTATTTTAATTGCCATTCAATTTGCTTATATCCATCTACTCTTGATAAGTATTTAGATTTACCTTGAGGAATACCATAGTGTGAACCATTCTTGGCTTTAGGATTCCATCTAGATTCTTTGTAATTTAACTCATCTAAACAATAGAATTGATCTATATCATTAAGCTGTATGAAAGCCCATTGCCTATAATGATTGGTCTTATCAAGAGCTACGGAATCATTCTTTAGAAAGGCTATTGTCATGACTAATGACAGAGATATCACCAAACCAAACCTTGCGATCTTTCTGCTTCGCAGATCGCCCTTTCGCTCTGAAAGCGAATTTGCGTTTAAGGGTATCATACGACTCCAAATCCATTAACATAACCGCAGGTCAGACGGCAAGTCATAACTTCACTCTACCTAACTTGCGTAATGCTTCAATGTTTTCATCACCTAAAGCCCAGACAGCTGTTCGCCATCGCATTTTGACAATATGCCCACTAGCTCCTTGGAATGCCATGTTAGGCGGTAGGTAACAACAGCCTGCATTACTATCCCATAACTTATTGACCCACTTACCATTGCTGCTTAAAGGCACAAGACATAAGCCATTTGAATGTTCTAGCCATTTGTCTATCCAAGGCGTTACCTTGCTAAATGGTGGGTTCATCCAGATACGACCAAACCAAGGTTTAGATAGCCCATCATCATCAATGGTGTATTTGTGTTTTGTAGGCACATCTACCAAAGGATGATTACTGCTAGCAACATCTAAATCAAACTGCAAACCTAATGTGTCAAATAGCCATTTAGGTGTATAGCATTCATCTTTACCATAAACAATATCCATTACTTAGCCCCAATCAATTTACAAGTATGACATTTCTGATCTACAAACTGCCAAGATCCACATTGATTACATCTAATAACAGGCTCTTGAGTGTCAGTTGCTTCGGCTAAGTTCTTTGTGCCAATAGCGCAACATTTAAGGCATTGATAAACCCTAAAGCCATCAGCTGTGTCATAGCCATCCATCCAGATAAACTCTGAATTGGCTGAACAAAAGTTGCATCTAAATTTAACCATCTTTGCAAGCCCAACCTGTTCCCTTAAAGATTGAAGGAACTGCAGTATAGACACGCGTTAATTGAAAGCCACATACTTGACAAAGAGGGATTTCGTGCTGCATCGGAAGATCCAATACAATACTCGACCCCTCTCTATCACAAGCGTATTCGTAATTCGGCACTATGGAATTCGATTGATTGAATGACAGGAATAGCATCGAAGCAGATCGCCCTCATGAAGTAATCTGTCATCGTTGCAAGTATCACAAACAATTGTTGATGGTTCGACCCTAACTCCGTTATCTGTAAAAGTAGCAGTTAGACCAGAGCCATCAATCATTATCATGTCAGCCATTTATTCCTCCTCTCTAAAGAACCAACTGCCATTAGCAGCTGTAACTGCCCACTTAGCATTGCATTGCTCACCTTTTGGTGCGCTGCAAACATAGCCATAATACGGCTTACCAGTTTTAGCAGTTCCTTCTTTTAATATCATTAAGCCATGTGCGCATTCTTGTTGTTTAGGTTTGTTCGATAAGGCTTCGGCAACATCACCGACAGACCAAGTTGTCGGTTCGCTTGTTGACTTAGCATCATCTGCAAACGACTTTCGGAGTGCCATTTCAATAATCTGCGAATTGCCACTTTTGCCATAAATGTTTTTAATTGGTTCATCATTCACCTTTTTCATGTCGTCTTTTGTAGCTGTTTTGTCTGATCCTTTGAGAATAATTATTGCCCTCCCAAGAGCAGATGTAGCGGTATCCTCAACATAAAACTTTTTCATGTTTTGGATATAACTCTCTCTTGCCCCAAATGCAATGTTGCTTACTGCCGGTGATGTGTCCTTGCTATCTCGCCACAAAGTTGCTTGCACCAAGATATAACCATTGACTGCATCATGGCTTATCACAGATATATCAGACCTGCCCGATGGAAAGTTAGATATAAACCATTTGTTAAGAGTAGCCACATCCTCATAATCGGCTAAGTTAAATGCCATCATTTACTCCAAAATCATTCTCGTATTGGTCGTGCAGCTCTTGGTATATGACTGCGTAACCAATGATGTCTTTAACACTATCTTTGTGATTTGGAGTTTCTGAGAGCCTTGACACTTTGA